GAATCTGAGCTAATTCAAGGAAAGGAGTTTGTATTAGCTACTGTAACGCGTAACGGTACGATTGTTAATGTTGAAGATAAAAGACTAGACAACATCTTCAACTTCTTAACCCAAGACGTGCAGGCAACTAACTCTAGTGAGTTTGAAAGCGAGAACATAGCCTGTACAGAAGTTAAGTTCAAACCTAGTGCAGGAGCAGTCGATTCGAGTGATGTAAGAGTTGAGTGGGGAGTTCGAAGCGTTTCTTGGAGCGTAAATCCGACTACACGAAGATTAAGAATTTTCGATGGCAAAGGAGGTTCCTGGGACGACTTTTCAGAATTCACTGCAGGAGATTTTCAAGGACAATATGTTGTTTTCGAAAACGGACAGAGCTGTGAAATTTTAGAAAGTCAACTAATTGACGGAGACATTGAATTAGAGCTAGAATATCAGTCAAGCTATTTAAGTGACGGAGCAATTAGAATTGGTCCAGCAGGATTGATCGAACTTAGAGTGGTAAATAAGAGTAAGAACGTTACGTTTGAAAAAATTGTTCCAGGATTTGCAGGATTTGCACAGATACAGCTACCTCCAGGGACTTATAACATTAAATATAGACTAATTGACGATAGACAGATAACTAGCTTCAGGAACGTCAAAGAAAACAGTTATTTAGGAGAGAAAAGCTTCAATGACAATGGCTTTTTAATTACTGGAAGTGAAGTCAATAAATTTTCAACTGATGGAGATGTTGAAGTTACTGTTGCTGACAATTCGTTGTTCAAACTTCTAAATAGCATTGTGTTTCCAGGAGTAGTGTGGGATTACTCTGGCGACATAGCGAACATTCCAAGCGGATGGGTATTGTGTAACGGACAGCAAATAAATGCTCCAGGATCAATCTATAATGGACAAAATGCTCCAGACATACAAGGGAAAGTTACTGTAGGACAAAAATCTTCTGACAGCGATTTCGATACAGTAAAAGAGTCTGGAGGAGAGAAGTCACACACACTAACGGAAGACGAAATGCCTACTCACTCACACGAAGGAAATACAAATAGAGCAGGAAATCACTCGCATGATGGATTTGCTGTAGGACCTTATGATGGAGCTGAACTTAGTGGAGGATTTGACGGAGGACCTAATCTTTTTAGACAAAGGCCAATACAAGTGAACAATAATGGAGAACACGAACATACACTGAGTATTGAAAATAAAGGTGGAGGTCAGTCGCACAACAATCTACAACCGTACATAGTGATGTATAAAATTATGAAACTTTAACAGATGAAACTATACTATACAGGAGCTCCAGACTTCTTACAAGAGCAAGAAAATCCTCTTCAGTCTTTAGGAGGATACATTTCGAAATCTCCAGTTAAAAATGGAGGAGTTGCATCAATTTTCGGATCTATTTCACAGAAACTTCTTAGAGAGGGAAGTAAGGAGTACAGAATTGTTGCTTTAAAAAATGAAACAGAGTCAAGTAAAGCGATAACGCTATACTACTCCAATTTATCAAAGGATCCAGTATCTAGCTTTAAGATGGGATTGGTTGCACCAGCAACGGATGATTGTGAAGGCTTGTATGTGGAAAAGATAGCAAGTATATACAACAAGCCTGTAAGCGGATCATTTGCAGACAATAGAGGTGAAGCAAATGCGTTAAGATTTAGTATCGAACCTCAACAGTTTATAGGAATATGGATTGAGCGATCAATTAACAAATTCAAAGGATCACAGATATTGAGTTGTGAGAAAATGATAGCAGAATTCAACACTGAAGACGTAAATCAAGAAATCGAAGTTTCAATTCAAGATAGTGACGTAATAGGAACCTACTGGACGTTTAATACAGTAGATAGTAGAGTTTATGTATGGTATGATGATGAGAGTAATCCTTCAGTAGTACAAGTAGCTGACAGAGAGGGCATTCGAGTTAAGGTTTCGTCAACTGACACCGAAGAGCAAGTTGCTCAAAAAACTCTCACAGTTCTTCAGTCAATTGTTGAAGAAAGAGGTGAAGCAACAGTCACTGTTCAAGGAACCACTTTAACAATAAAGCAAACTCAATCAGGAAAGGTGGAGGAGCCTAACGTAGGAACTTCACCAATAATGCTTTCACAAGAACAAGGACAGTCGTCAGTTCAAGAAACTTTAGAATCTTTAGAAATAACCATAGATTATTTGTAATCAAAAGATATTTGTTCTATATTTATGAAATGAAGATTAGGACAGTGGTTTATCAATTATATAGCGACTTTGTTGTAAAGTTTTATAGCCTAGAGGATTCGATAGATAATTATACAAAGTCTGGAGACGTTATCGTTACAGACTTTTTGATTGAATTACATAAAAAGATAGGGCTACAATCGATTGGAGTAAAGGACATCTACAGATACCTAATATTTCAATTTGATTACTGGAGCTCTAAACAAGTTTCGTTTGGAGACAAAATTACTTTAAAGAGAGTGTTCGGAAAGTCTTCACTAAAAAGGTATTTTGAGAGAAGTGTAAATTTTTCTTGGTACAATGCAGAACTGAATCTTAGCCAATATCAAATCGAACCTTCAATGATATCTCAATATCAAATCAAGAAGCTGAAAAACTTTTCAGAGCTTGATCCACAAGAAGAGATGGAGAAGCAAAGACACTTAAATCAAGACGAAGGGCTAAGAAATTGCATTGAAGGAACTACGCTATTTAACCATAGAAGTCCTTCATGTACGACATGTAGAGTTAGAGACGTATGTAAAAAATTGTTGAAGAAAAATTATTTAGGAATATATATCGATAGAGGATATGATAGGTAGTAGAGAAGTGAAGCGATGTGCAAAGTGTGATTGTGGAGAGAAAAGGTTGATTGTTAACAAAAGACACAGTCTTTGTCAAGAAAAAAATAGAGAGAGGCTGGATCATAACAGCGGAGAAGAGAGGGTCGTTCAACGAAAGCTCGCTGCCAAATCTCTCACATCAAACAAAGGACTTTCTCCAGGCAAAAAGAGGTTGGGGCTGTCCAAAAAGAAGAAGGATACAAATACATCTTACAAGAAAGTGTGTGAGCAGATTGGTGAAGAAAGAGGAATGGAGTGTGAAGGTTGTGGAACGCATCAGAGGCTAAGCTTTAGTCACTTATCTCCTAGAAGTAGAAGACCTGACTTAATTGACGATCCAAGGAATATTCATATTCACTGTATGGACGGAGATGGTGTGGTAGGTTGTCATACAAAGTATGAGGCAGGAGATTGGGAAGAGCTTAATGACAAATGGACGATCGTATTTTCGCTAAGAGAAATTGATCCAGAATATTTAAGAATAAAAACGATGAATCAATGAAGGGACATTTAACATATGCAGCAGCAGAATATGCTCAAGACTCTGATAGTAGAGGAGTAAGGCCAATTAGCTCAGTTGATGGACAGATCATTACAGAACTGATAGAACTTTTACAAGTTAAGGGACAGGGCGACATAGCTAAAGTTCTTGATCGATGGAAAGCTATTGATGATCAAGAAATATTAGACCATATAGTCGATTTGTCTAAAGGGGAATTAAGTGCCCTAGATAGTGAGATTTTAGAATTTAAAGATACGAAAGTAGCATTTATTCAAATAAAAAATCATATCTTTGAAGCACATCAATTATTTAGTATAGAAACAAAGTCGTCATACAAAAATGGGCGATCATTATATTGTCTAATCATTAATGGAGTTGACGAAAACATGACATCAATAAGAGGTGTAAAGAAAACAAACGTCATCGTAGAATACTACTCCGAAAAGCAATTAAACAATGAAGTAGAATCAATTAAAAAAAAGCTAACTGAATACTCTAACTGTGTATTCTTATAAGACGTATTATGAGCAAGAAAATAGATATCAATGAGAAAACAGATTTCACTACTGCAGCGCTAGTAGATCACCTCAACAAAGAGTTTGGATCAAAGGAAACAGGAGAGCTGTTTACTTTAGGAGACGTTCAACAATACTTGAGAAGAGGGTTTCTTCCAAAAAAATATGGAAACAACACTTTAGAGAGAATTGAAAACGCTCAAGTTGGATTGAAGTTGATAAGACTTCGTCCTGACAGTAAGGGAAAGCTGAAGCAAGACTAACCACATAAACAATTGTAAATGAAAGTAGCAAACATCGCTATCTGGGATCTAGAGACTGGAGGACTGAAAAAAGATAAACATGCAGTGGCAGAGATCGCCATCATCATCATCAATTCTGAAACATTAGAAGAGGTAGATAGGTACGAAGCGATCATAGCACCGTACGAATTGCCTAATGGAGAAATGGTTCAGTATGATCAAAGAGCGTTAGACTATAACGGACTGACTATGAGAAGGATTGAGGCTGGAGAAGACCCTAAAACAGTAGCTAGAGCAGTTCGTGATTTATGTAAAAAGCATAAAATAGGATTGCGTGGAGGTAATGGAAAATTAATTCCTGCAGGACACAATTTAGAAGCGTTTGATATACCTTTCTTCGAATACTTTCTGTCTTTATTTAAAATAAAGTACAGTGACCTATTTCAAACTTGGTCATTAGATACGTTATGGGTGACCAGACTAAAATGGGTTGCTGACGGAAGTATTTTGAATCACAAATTAGGAACTGCTTGTGAAACCGCTGGAGTTCCGTTAATAGATGCCCACAGGGCAATGAACGATGTCGAAGCTAATACAGAACTAGTTCGATTCTTTCTAAGATTATTGAGAGGGGATGGACGGTCTGGAGAAGCTGTGATGGCTACTGTAAAGGAAAGGGCTAGAGCAACTTTCAAATTTTAATGGCAAAGAAACACAACAAAGCACACATACCAGCATCCCCTGTCGCAGTAGACAATCAAGTCCCGCTATCAATAAATCAGCTTGACGACGTGTACTCCATAGTACATGAAATGATTGAAAACTTAGATGAGGCTGCAATTAGTGAATTAAGTGGAGGTCAGAATCTAAGCATTGATCAAATCATAGATACTTTAATTGACGAAACCGCTGCAGTCGTTGCATCTAAACACTCAACATTACAAACAGGATCTTTTGGATATTTAGAGAAGTTTACTGACGAAGTCGAAGAGACTTTGCGATGTAAGAGCTTAAACTATTTCATAATATCTGTTTTGCCCGAATTTATTTTAGGTTGGCATAACATAGAGTGGTCAAACCTAATTCAAATTAACAGATTGCTTTGTGTACTAGCAGCACGTGATCACGGAAAGTCTTACCACTTTAGCTTTGCATATCCTCTGTGGCAGATGTACAGATATAAGCGCAAAGGAACTCATCTAAATCCAACACCGAAAGAGTTTCAAATGGCAAGAGAGGGTCTTTTGATCACTAACGAATTTGGACTTGCTCGTCACTTTTTGGCTATGATCAAAGAAGAGATTGGAGCGAACGATATCTTGAGAAATAGACTGATGCCTGATTCCAAAAGAGAGGGTTGGGGAGCAGAGAAGATTGTTTGTAAGAACGGAGCTTCATTGGCAATAAAGTCTGCAGGATCCAAGATTAGAGGCTATCATCCCACATATATCGTACTAGACGACTTTCTAAACGAATCGTCTTTGTACAGTCAAGATCAACGAGACAAATACTGGAACACTTTTAGTGCTGTGATTCTGCCAGCACTATCTCCTGGAGGGCAGATGTTGATTGTAGGTACTCCATTTTTTGAAAAAGATCTATATGCACATCTGAAAGATACTGGAAAGTATAGGGTCTTTGAATATCCAGCAATATTTCCAAATGGAAAATTGCTCTTTCCTCAAAGACACACCTTCGATTCCTTAATGGAAAAGAAACAGATTCTCGGTTCGCTAATATTTTCGAGAGAGATACTAGTCAAGCCCATATCGGACAGCGCTTCGATTTTTCCTTACGACAGTTTGAGAAATGCAATCAAAGGACAGGATTCGGTAGATGTGACTCCAAACATAGATTCTAGCGCAAGAAGGTTCGCTAAAATTGTTGTCGGATGTGATTTTGCTATTTCATCAAACATTGGAGCTGACTTTAGTGTGTTCACAATATTAGGAGTTGATGAGTTAGGAATTTTTCATGTATTGAATTGTTGGAGAAAGGCTGGGTCGAATTACGGACAGCAGATAGCAGCATTGAAAAAGATAAACAACGACTTTAGACCAGACGTAATGTATGCAGAGGACAATGGAATGCAACAAATCTTCATTCAAATGATGGAAGATGCAAACTTGCCAGTTGTAGGAAAAACCACTAATGCAATAAACAAGAAATCACTATATAAAGGAATTCCTTCTCTTGCAGTACTGTTCGAGACTGGACGAATTAAATTTCCATACGGAACCCAAAGAGCAAAAAACTTGACCGATCTATATTTTGGAGAACTCAACAGTATAACGTATATTCAAGACACAGGAAAGTTGGAGTCGGTCTCTCAACATGACGACTGTGGAATGTCATTGTGGAATGCAGTAAATGCAGCAAAAGGAGACCTCGAAGAATTCGACTTTTCATTTATTTAATCGATTGTAAATTTTAATATGAAAGTACTTACAGACAACTTTATCAACGAGTTGTTCAAAATCTGTCTTAGAAAAAAGCAGATATTTGAAATAGCGCAAACACATCTGAAATTTAACTACCTTCCATCAGAGCAGTACAAAGAAATTTGGCAAGCGATGTCGAAGTACTATGACAGTGCGGAAAAGTTATTGACGATAGGACTGCTAACTCAACAATTTGAAAATAGGCCAAAGGTCATAGATGTAATTAATGACGTCAAGAAGGCAGACGTTCCAGAAGATCAAGCTGTTCTCGAACAGCTTGAGGTATTCATCAAAAACAAAATATTTATAGAGGCGTATTCAGACCTTCACGACAAGTTCAATCGTGACGACAAAAATGGAGCGTTTGAGTTAATGGGTGAAGTTGCTGAACAACTCAAAGAATTTAAGATAACAGAAAAGTCTCAAGGACACAGAGTCTTTGCAGATTTTGGGAAAAGACATAACGAAAGGGTAACTAATAACGCTCAAGTTCAAGAAATTCAAGCAGCGATTAAGAGAAAGGTCCCTACAGGAATCTTTCCAATAGACAAACTGTTGCGAGGAGGAATCGATAAAGGAGATACGTTTTTAATTCTAGCAGATTCTGGAGTAGGAAAGTCTAAGATGTTGAAACATATGGGACTTAGCGCAGCTAGAAGAGGATATAGAGTAGTTCACATACAAGCTGAGGGAACTGCAAAAGAAGCAGAAGAGGCCTACGATGCAGCAATTGCGGGAGCAACTGTACACGACGTTGAGGTGGGTGCGTTAAGTGACAAAGAGCTTGGTAAAATCGAAAATGCACTATCAGTATTGATGAGTCAAGGAGGAGAGATTCATATTAAGGCGTTTGAGCAGTTCGATAGTGGTAGTATGAGAGACGTTCATTCCTTTTGTGAAGTAATTCAAGATCAGTATGGTGAAATCGATTTGCTGTTAGTGGATTATTTAGACGAGGTCGAACCTGGAGATGGTAAAAGATACTTCTCAAACCAAGACGGAACTAGACTATCAAAACGTGCAAGTGCTAAGAAGTTTAAAAACATATGTGTAGAATTTGATTGTGCAGGAGCAACAGCTACACAATCGAGTGATATAAAAGATGCAGACAAAGAAAATCCAGAATTCTTTTTAAAGAGAGGAAACACGTCAGAAAACAAAAAACTACTTCAACCGTTTTCATATTTATTTACATTAAACAGAACAACTACTGAGGAGCAAAATAACATTATGAGACTTTATGCGGATAAGTTGAGAAAGTATGGAGCCGAAGATAGAGCAATGTCAATAGTAACTAATTTCAATGTAGAAAGATTCTACGACCACAAGCGAACTGTAAAAACTTTTGGAGAGTATGAATGATATGACTCACAGAATGCAAAAGGTAGCTGAAGCATTCAATCTCAATCTCAGAAACAAATCTCCAAAAGGATGGATTTATGGAGGAACGTGTCCGTTCTGTAATAGGAGCGATAAGTTCGGAATAAAGTTGAACTATGAGAGAGGGAAGTATAGGAATCACGTCTCGTTCAATTGCTTTCACGGATCGTGTCAAGAAAAAGGTAGTGAGTTCAAGCTATTGAAAGAGGTAGGCCTTCTTCACTTAATAAGTGACGGAGAGTTTATTGGAGAAAAAGACAAGTTAGAGCAACTAACCTTTATTTCAGAAGAGGTAGACATTGACGATGAGGTTCCTACAAAACATAAGCCGTTCGGATATCGTAGAGTCGATAGCGATCCGTACTTAAATGGAAGAGGATTCAAGCCATGGCAATATCAAACATATAATGTTGGAAGAACTAAAATGTACGATCCTTTAAAGGATTACGTGATTTTTCTAATAGAAGAAGACAGAGAGAATAAAGGATACGTGGCTAGGCTTACGTGGAGTAAAGAAAAAATCAAACAGCAAGAAGATTTAGGAAGGTTAGTGTTGAGGTATAAAAATGAAGGAGGTGTTGATTTTGGAAAACTTTTATTCGGAATAGACGAAATTGTTAGTGAAGTAACTAAAAGAGTGATTTTGGTCGAAGGAGTAACGGACAAGGCTAACGTAGACAAATTGCTAAGACTTAATCTAAATGAGAAAACTAAATGCTGTTGTAGTTTTGGAAAAAAGATTTCAGAAGAGCAAATCTTTAAATTATGGAAAAAAGGAGTAGAGCAAATAGTCGTTCTATACGATCCTGATGCTGTCGATGCGTCAAAACAATATTCATATCAACTTAAATTGTGGTTTAATAATGTGAAAGTGGGATATTTACATTCAAACGATCCAGGAGACGTTGATAGAAAAGAACTTTTAGAGGTACTTAAAAATGCAGAGACTCCAGGAACTTTCGATGTTATGAGAGTGCAAAAATTTAATTTAAAATAAATCGTAAAAAAAATGAGCGAAAGAAAAACTCGAAATCAAACTCTATTTCAATATCTAGAGAGCTTACAAACAGAGTACATAAATGCCGAACTGAGAAAGAAAATCTATCCAATCGTAAAAGATAAAAGATTTTACGAAAGAACGATGAAGTGGAAGAGGCAGAAGATTGAAGATATTGCTCAAAGAAATGAATTACCTACTATCTTCACCAATAGCGAAGAGAAGTCTCGCATATATGAAAAGACGTATACCAAATACGGACTGCCAAACTTTCTTTACAGAAACGAAAGTGAGATCGTGGAGTTTAGAAAGTGGGACGTCATAAACTATTTTGCTAAAGAAGCTGAGGTTAAGCTTGATGAAGGTGAAGGCAAGGTTTCTGTAGGAACTATCGTCGACAACTCAGACATCTCAGCAATTTTCTTCGACCATACTGATGTGATAGACTATAACAAAAATGTAGTAATCGTCAAAGTGAAAGGAGAGGCAGCTCAAAAGCCGTACTTAATTAAACACATTTCAAGAATACTGTAAAAACTAAACAAATGGGAAATTTTAGATCAACAAAAGTAATTGACGGATTCAGTACATGCTTTCGTCAATGGAGAGCAAAAGACACTCACTGTTCATTCATACATGGGTATGGAGTCAGTGTGAAATTTATTTTTAAGGGAGAATTAGATAATCGAAACTGGGTAGTTGATTTTGGAGGATTCAAGAGATCGAAAATAGGAATAGAAACTACAAAAGATGTTTTCTTACCACCAAAACAATACCTTTCATGGCTACTAGATCACACAATGGTAGTTGCTGAAGATGATCCAGAACTTGAAACGTTTCAGGCGATGAGCGACAAAGGAATGATTCAGTTAAGAACGATTGACGGTGTAGGTTGTGAAAAGTTTGCAGAATACATTGGAACCAGATTTGCAGAATGGTGTACTGCTGAAACTATGGGACGTGCTAAGCTAATCTCATGTGAATTTAGAGAGCACGAAAAAAATTCAGCGATTTGGTTTGCTGAATAGATGATGTGTAGTTATCTTTATCTACATACATAAAAGATCGTAAAATGAAAAAGCTAAGTAAAAGAGTATCAAAGAATGGATACGTCTACAAACAGACTCAAAGATATGACTGTCCAGTTTCTGGAAGATCAGTTATTATTTACAGCATGCATACTAACGACGACGAAGAAAAGTTAATTGCACACGAGACCTTTATTATCCCAATTCGAAAAAAGCCAATTACAACTCCTAGCGGAATAATAGTTCCTCCAGGAGAGAAGTTTCCTGGCAATCAGGAGTTTGGAACTACAGTCAAGGGAAGTAATTGCGGAGGAATTGATTCACAAACTCAAATTCTAGAGGAATTTGAAAAACTCAAAAAGTATTTACAAAATGGAAAAAGCAAGTTCAAAACCAGCTAAGAAGACTATTCTCGAGGTTTACAGAGCCGTTCAGAGTGAAGGTAGTCGAATAATGCCTACAGTGGTGATACGTACATCAGGATGTACTCATCGATGTTATTTTGGCGAAGGAGGTTGGTGTGACTCATGGTACACCTCGATTCATCCTGAGAAGTCATTATATGACATTGAAGACGTTAAGCAGATGTACAAAGACAATCCTCAGATTAAAGAAATGATGATCACAGGAGGATCTCCGACAATGCATCCAAAACTATTGCAAGAGCTAACTCAGTTTGCTAAAGAAAACGGAATTGTAACTACAATAGAAACTGAAGGATCACATTACGTAGAAACCGATCATCCGATAGATTTGATTTCACTATCTCCTAAATTAAGCAATAGTGTGCCAGTGCTGGGAGCGGTCACTCCTAAAGGAAAGGTAGTAGACGAGAAGTTTATAAAGCAACACAATAAGTTCAGAATGAACATCGACACGATGAAGCAGATGCTGGAATACCACACAGACTATCAGCTGAAGCCGGTGTGGGGTGGTGGAGAAGAAGCTTTGCAAGAGATTAGGGATTTGGTTAAAGAATTAGGTATTCCAAACAATAAAGTATGGATGATGCCTGCAGGAGACACTAGAGAACAGCTAGTTAAAATGTATCCTGTCGTAATGGAACAGTGCATTGAGGAAGGTTGGAACTTTACGGGAAGACCGCACATTATAGCCTATCAAGATCAAAGAGAAGTGTAGTGACCGTTCAAGATAGGGAGAGGGCTTATAAAAAGAATAGATACAAGAGCGATCCGAATTTTCGAATGAGAATTCTCCTCAGATCTAGACTTTATCAAGTAGTAAAAGGCAAGATGTCTAAAGAGAGTGCAGAAATCCTCGTAGGATGTAGCTATACTGAACTGATCATCTACATAGAGTCTCAATTTAAGCCAGGAATGTGCTGGGAAAATAGAAAGCAGTGGCATTTAGATCACAAAGTTCCTTGCGCAAAGTTCGACCTCACTATAATTGAAAATCAAAAGAGATGTTTTCATTACACTAACCTTCAGCCATTATGGGCAAGCCAAAACTTATCAAAAGCAGCAAAATTAACTATAAAAACAAATAAATGAAACTACTATCGAGAGCTAACGGAAACGTTGCTAGAACAGAAGTTGAAAAACTTGAAATGCTAGAAAAGGCACAGTATCATTACGGAAAATTCCTAACATCAATGGGATTTGACTGGGAAGCGGATCCTCACACCGTAGACACTCCGAAAAGAGTTGCAAAAGCGTGGATTAACGATCTTATCAGCGGATCGATCAATCCAATGTGTAAAGTCACCGCTTTTCCGAATCACGAAGGATATACAGGACTAATTTGTCAAACACAAATTCCTGTAATTAGTATGTGTGCTCATCACAACCTAAGTTTTATTGGAGTAGCGCACGTAGCGTACATTCCAGGTAAAAGTAAAGACGATATGGTTGTAGGACTATCTAAGCTAAATCGAATCGTAGATTGGTACAGTAGAAGACCGAACATCCAAGAATCGTTGACGAAACAAATTCACGACGAAATCGACAAGTTGTGTGTCGGTAATCGAGGAGTGGCTGTAGTAATTGAATCTCAACACAATTGTGTTAGATGTAGAGGAATCAAGAATAGTAGTGTGATGAAAACTTCTCAAATGAGCAAGTACTTTTTCGACAACAGTATAGGAACTAGACATGAATTTTTTAGTTTAATTGATCAATCACGTCACAATGGATAGTATATTTTCAACTCAAAAGGCAATTAAGAAAATGGTTCATAAGTGTGCCTGTAGCATACAGGCACGTACGTTAAATCCTCCAATTCCTGTAGTGATGTTAGGAGTGTTGAATGGAGCAATGCCATTTTTAACTGACCTAACTAGAAACTTGCCTTACATGGACATGCAGATAGATACAATTCAATGCAAGAGCTACAGTGGAATGTTCGTTCGTGAAAAAGTTAAGATAACTAAAAAGCCAGATCTTGATTTGAATGGACTTCGAGTGATTATTGTTGAGGACATCGTTGATAGTGGAGAAACTATTACTGCCATCAAAAAATATCTCAACAAGAGCTATAAAGAGATCAGTAGCATAGAGGTGTGTTCGTTATTTAAGAGAGATGGTTGTGATCTATACTTAGAGCACCTAGGTCGCGTAGTTCCTGATGGACTATGGTTGTATGGATACGGAATGGACAACGACCAATTAGACAGAAACATTCCAGAAGTAATGATTAAATCGTAAAACAAAAACAATGTTAAATTCAAGACAGATTTTAGATCAAAAGATTATCACAGGACCAATCGATGACGATATGGTAGCACAAGTAGGAGTTGACCTACGAGTAATTGAAATCAAGAGCATTTATGGGGGAGGAGTAGTTCCTCAACAAGGCAAAACTAAATTAGCTCACAAAGAGCCTGTTAAAAGAAACGGTGGAAGAGAGGTTGGATTAGAAAATGCAGTATGGCTATTACAGCCAGGAGCATACGACGTAACCTTTGAGCAAGGATGTGACATTCCTGCAGACAAAGTAATGCTACTTCGCCAAAGAAGCTCTTTGTTAAGAAATGGATCAATCTTACATTCCAGCGTATTTGATCCAGGATTCAGTACAAAGAATGTAGGAACAGTTCTCATAGTAATTTCTCCAATCGTAATCGAATTTAAAGCAAGAATTGCACAAGCATACATTCACGAATGCACTGAGGTCGCAAGTGAAGATTTATATGACGGTCAGTTCCAAGGAGACAAGCAAAGAGATCAATCAAAAAACGTAAAGGATGCAAAGTAGAGTCGTAATAAATCTCCAAGTTGAAGGAATACATGCATGGCCTGGAGTCACAGAAACCAAATATGTAAATAAAGTAGGATATTTACAATTTCCACACAGACATACGTTTGAATTCAAGTGTGAGAAAAGTGTTAGTCACGCAGATAGAGACATTGAAATCATCGACTTAAAGCATCAAGTCCTAATATATCTTAAACAAAAGTACACTGACGCTTCACGAGTAAATTCTACAGGCATTGTCCATGATTTTGGTACTAATTCTTGTGAAATGATTGCTGAAGAGTTAGTGAAACATTTTAAGTTAGAGAGATGTGAAGTTCTTGAAGATGGAGAAAATGGTGCTGTGGTTTATGAAGATCGTGTAGAAGATTTTCCTCCAAAGTACTATTTTAAGGCAAAAGAGGTACCTGAAGACTTTAGAGACAACATTATAAAAAAAATGGAACATCGAATGGTTTTTGGCATAGAGCCTCCCATAGACACTAGAGGAAAGAACGTTACATTCATTTGTAGTTATCTTAAAGGAGGTAAGAGCACCTTTTCTCACCTACTTGCTCAAGGAATGGACTGTAGATCGCCAGTGGCAAATAAGATTAAGGTGATCGAAGTTAGTGAAATTGTGAAAAAGCTTCTCAACAAGAGTGAGAGATCTGATTTGCAAGGACATCCAGAACTCAGCGATCAGATTTATCAAGAAATACTAAGAGCAAGCATGGATTACGAAAACGTAATCGTTAGCGGAGCACGTCAATTGACTTTACTGAAAGCATTTCCAGAAGCAACGTTTATCTGGATTGATACGCCAAACGACGTCAGATATCAAAGGTTTAGAGATGATAAGTCGGCAAAAGACCCTAATAGTGGCGAAGCATCTTTTCACAAAGCAAATCTAGGTGACCTTGATTTAGGAATTGCCGATGTAAAACAATACATTTTTAAAAGAAACGGATGTCTGTAAGATAATAAAGAGGTATCTTTATGATATAATTTAAAAGACAGTAAAATGAAAACATTATACAAGAGAGCTAGAAACGGAAAGATTCAACAATGGAGTGTTGAAATTGAAGGAGACAAGTACAGAACTACTGAAGGATACAAGTACAGAGCTACCGAAGGATACGTTGATGGAAAACTAACAACGTCTGAATGGACAGTTTGTCAACCTAAAAACGTAGGTAGATCTAATGAAGTTTCTGCTCCAGAACAAGCAGTTAAGCAAGCAATTTCAAGAGCTAAAAAAAAGAAGGATCGAGGATATGTTGAGGACATATCCTTCATTGATCAAGTAGAGATAGTGGATCCGATGCTTGCATACAAATGGAAAGATCATAAAGACAAGACTGTAGGACTTCTTGCGAGTCAACCAAAACTTGACGGAATTCGCTGTGTAGGTACAATAAATGGACTATTCACTCGACAAGGGAAAAAGATAACTTCTGCACCTCACATTGAATCTGCAGTAATTAAAATGCTTGACGGAGTTCCTAAAGGAGTCACTCTTGACGGAGAGCTTTACAACCATGACTTGAAAGAGAATTTCAACGAAATAACTTCAATTGTAAGAAAGCAAAAGCCTAAGCAAGCAGATTTAGAAAAATCTAAGCAAGTTTTGCAATATCATGTATATGACATTGACCATCAGAGACAGACGTTCGCACAAAGATTCTCTGCACTGAAAATTCTAGTGCATCAGCAGAAAGAAGATTCTCCAATCAAACTAGTTGATACTGTATTTATTGAAAGAAACGATGCGGAAGACAATGAGCCTTTAATGACACTTTATCAAGGATATTTAACTGCAGGATTTGAAGGACAGATGATTCGTGGAGCAAATAGCTTGTACAAGTCAGGTCGTAGTAAAGATTTGTTGAAGAGAAAAGAGTTTGAAGATGGCGAATTTCAAATAGTCGACATTGAAGAGGGAGCAGGAAATCGTAGTGGAATGATGGGAAGGGTTAAATTTGATGGATTTAATTCTAATGCACGTGGAGGGTACGACTTTTACAAAGAATTGTGGGAGAACAAGGACAAGTACATAGGAAAGATGGCTACTGTTAGATATCAGAACTTAACTCCAGACGGTAAGCCGAGATTTCCAGTAATGATAGCGATAAGAGACTATGAGTAAGAACAAGCAGCGGTGTGAGGCTCTTTGAAAAGAAACCTCACACTCATTAATGGACTGCAAAATTAATCAAGACGCTAGCAAAGTAAAAGAGTGTTTAAATTCTAATGCCTGAAAAAGGGGAAAACTAATTTAATATGTCAAGAAGATCAGCAACGTTTAATGCATGTGACTTTTTAGTAGAAAAAATTAAGAATCACTGCTTAGCGCATCAAGGTGAAATGCCTAATGCGATGACGATCAGTCCTAATCTGTACGAAAAAGTTCGAGAATTTTGTACAGGAGAACAGTCCAGACTGTTTATGGGAGTTGAGTTATATAGATCAAGAGATCTAGAATACACACAAATTTTATACAAATACAAAACACACACATAATGGACTTTTATTACATACCACCAAGATCGCAAAACGAATTAATGCACAATGGAGACAGATACTTCTGTTTAGCACAACAGTATCTTAGCGATGATAAATACGCAGCATTCTTTCAGAATCTTTCTGACGATGCATGGGTCACTTTAGATAATGGCGCAGGCGATCATGATTTAGTGACTGAAGACGCTCTCTTTAAAGTAATGAAAGAGTTGATTCCTAACGAAGTGATTCCACCAGACATATTATTTGATCATACAAAAACTAGACAGAATGCACTTGCGTTTTATGAAAGAATGGTCAAAGAAGAGCTTGACGATAAGATAGAAGTGCTTTTCTGTCCTCAAGGCAAAAATCAGTTAGATTGGCTAACATCTTATGTGTGGGCATTGGAGCGAGATTGGATAAAAACAATTGGTTTAAGCAAAATATCTGTCCCTCAAGCGTTTTTAGGAGTGAAAGGAGACGTAGGCATTATGGAAGCACGACACAACTGTTTCAACTATCTCAAAGTGCACGGACTAATACAAAAACCAATGCACCTATTAGGAATGGGCGATCCTAGAGAATTTCAATATTATCAACAATTTGAAGAGGGTGCTTACATTAGAAGTTCAGATAGCTGCAACTCTATTTGGAGTGCAATCAATCAATTAGATTGGACTGAGGAAAAGTTCGAAAGAGTACCTACTCCAAAAGACTATTTTGATAGGGACGAGTTGACCGACAAACAGAGAACTGTTTTTGAAAATAACGTAGACTTTCTCAAAGAGTCTGTAGTTTAGATATGATTAAAGATAACTTTTTAGTATCTTTAGGTAAAATCTAAAAGAATGGAAACAATAAGTAAATCAATTTCACAAAACAGCTACATGATAACTGACGAAGGAAACGTTATTGGATTCTTCGACGTAGGGGAAGAAGGATCTAAAGGAGCACACACAATTTTAATTGGAGAAGACACTGAGATCGTAAAATCGATGTCAGTTACCAAACAGGTGATTTACGATGCAGTACACAAGTCTAAGTCTCAGTTCAGTGATAAGTATTCATCTGAAATGAATAAGCAAGCACCTTTAACTGCGAAACAGTATTACGATGCACTGAGATCGTATATTGTAGACAACAAAACTCCAATTCCTAAGAAATCCACTAAGGCCAAAACCTCAAAGGCTCAACCCAAAGCTAGTGGATCTAAATTGACGCGAAAAGATCAAGTCAGACAGCTCTTAGATCAGGGAACAACTTCTTCAAGTAAAATTGCTGAAGAGTTATGTACAAATGCTAGCTATGTAGCGAGGCTAGTCAAACAAATAAAGAATGAAGGTAGTAATTAATGCAGTGGAGGCTTTAGTTGGAAGAAGGCCTAATACAATCAAAGAAGTTCGCGCTGAATTGATGGCTTTTCTTAAAATAAACAATGCTGAAGATTTAATTGTAGACGACGACATAGAAATGTTGTTGGAGCTATGTTCTATTTATAGCGAAATACCAATTGAGCAGCTAATTAACAAAAACATATCTAAGGAATTAAACAAAGAAGAGCTCTACAAAAGAGTTGGTCCGAGAATGATTCCTCTTCAAAGAGAAACTGACAAACGCTTACTAAAAAAAGTAGCAGAAGTTATAGTGGACATTCATGCAGACTTGCATTATGAATTTAAACAGCACGGAATTGTGTTTATCGATCAAGTGAATGTAGTATTTTCTTTTGAACAGATAAGGTCGATAGAGGGAATGCCTAACGAACTTAGTGGAGCAGTAGTTTTTCCAAGAATTAAAAACCTTGAAGATAGAAATAGCTTGATTCCTCAAAGCTATTTAGAGGATAAAAAGTGGACATTCAAAACTCTAAGAAATAAATATAGCAGGCTAGAAGCTAGGTACTTAACAACTACCGAACTAATGGATCTACTAACTAATCGTGAAATAATTACACATGGGAATTACAGATAGTCTAAAACAATGGCTGAAAGAAAATTCAGTAAACTATGCAGAATTGGGATTCGGTAGAGTTCATGTAAAAGGACTGGGATCTCTAATAGAGTTCATTCCAAGAGAATTTGGCAACACAATAGATGTGCAAGGGAAAATGTTCACTCTGAACATAGGCCAGCAAGTGATTGAGTACATCATTGACAATAAAGTAGATCACGTGATTTATGAATTTGGAGGTAACCATTACTACACACCAATATCTCACATCGCAAATGCACAAATGGTTTTACTTAAAAATGTTGGAGGTCATGACGATTCGTTGATTCCAGATTTTGGAAGAGCATTTCTAGGAGTTCATGGAAGATATGAGATGATGAACGGAAGTAGAGACTATCAAGATTGGTGTGATAAAGCAAAATTCCTAAAATTCAAAGCATTAGGAATTTGTGAAAAGAACACTCTAGCAGGAACTCTTCCGTTTCAAATGGCGTGTGTTAAGAACAAGCTTCAACCAATTATAGGATACACAGTCGAAGTGGAGAATGGTAAAGGAGAGCATTTTGATTTAAGACTGTATTGTATCAATACAAAAGGATGGAGAAATCTTTTGAGAATCAACAAGCTAGTAAATGTCGATCAGGAAGGATTTGCGTTCGAAAAGCAATTACTTGAATATGGCGAAGGACTTTTATGTTGCATCTCTCCTGGAATGCACGCAACAAAGCTAATGCTTACGTCATATAAAAGAGCTTTCGACAAGACAATGTTTCAAATCACAACTAATGAATATGCAGGAAACGTTAAAGACAAAGAGATCCTCTCTTCAATCAAAAACTATTTAGACAATTTTCGAAGCATTGTAGATCCGATACTAATTAGCGACGCATATTGTATCGACAAAGACGACACTCATATTCGTACTGTATTAAATAAGCAAGGAAAAGTTCAATTTAATCACTCAACAACCAATCACTATTTTAGAAGCCTTTCTGAGCAGTTCGTTGAATTAGAACCGCTATTTAGAATTGAAGACGGAAGGTTAGAGGACGTATATATTGATTCCTTTGAATCACTAGATTGGGTAATTGAAAATTGCAAATTTAACATAAACACCAAAGAATTGTTCTTACCAAAGTATGAAATGACTGAGGCTGAGCAAAGCGAATATAATGGAGAGACCTCAGACTTCTTTGACGATTTAATTGCTGATGGAATGAGGAGAAAGTTTGAAAAAGAACTATCGGGTCCTAATGGAGATTCTTTTGAAAACGAACTGTGGGAGAGAGTAGATTCAGAGCGTGCAGTAATAGTTAAAGGTGGCTTTATTGATTATTTTTTAATTTTGTGGGACATTGTAAATTGGTGTAAAACGCAAAACATTCAGACAGGACCTGGAAGAGGGTCTGCAGCGGGATGTTTGATATCATATTTGTTGGGAATCGTAAAGATAAATCCTCTAAGATATGACTTGATTTTTGAACGCTTTCTCAATGAATCACGTATACAATCAGAGCTTCCAGATATTGATATTGACTTTGCTTCAGACAGAAGAGATGAGGTGATTGAATACATGAAAAAAAGGTACGGTGAAGATTATGTTTGTAGAGTAGGAACGTATGGTACTCTTCAGATGAGAGGTGTATTGAAAGAACTTGCAAGAGCTTACGGAGTTCAAGGAGACAAGTATAACATGAACTTTGTGACGAAATTGATTAGTCAAGACAACGGAACTTGGGAACCTTTATTTAAAGACGCAGCTTCTGAGCCTTTGCTCAAGCAGTTTGTTATTGACAATCCTAGAATCGTAAACGATGCTAGGATTGCACTAAACTCAATCAAATCAGCTTCAGTACATGCATGTGCAACTATTATAGTTCCAAAAATCACTGACGAGGAGGGGAATTCGTTAAACATCTACGACCAAATTCCAGTAAGAAAAGATTCTGACGGAACTTTGATTAGTGAGTGGGAAGGAGACGTGATGGCCGATGCGGGATTTTTAAAAGAAGACATTCTATCAACCAAACAGATGGCTAAGATTGGTTCGATATTTGATTTAGTCAAGGAAAGAGAGGGTATACAATTAGATATGGAAGAGATTCCACTCGATGATGAAAACGTGTATCGTCTGTTTCAGAAAGGATTAAATCAAGACGTATTTCACTTCGGATCGAGTGGATTGACGATTTACTTGAAGGACGTTCATCCAGAAAATATCGATGAATTAATTGCATGTATTGCACTTTATCGTCCAGGAGCTATGGCATCCAACGCACACACGGACTTTGTTAAACTTAAAAAAGGCGAAAAAGAGGTGACGCACGATTATCTTCTACAATCAGTGACTTCAGAAACTTATGGATTGTACATCTATCAAGAACAGATTATGAAAGCCGCTCAGACATTAGGAGACTTTAGCTTAGCTGAAGCTGATGGTGTTAGAAAAGCAATGGGTAAAAAGATCAAGGATAAAATGGACTCGTACAAAGTTCAATTTGTTAAAGGAGCAGTCAATAAAGGATGTGACAAGCTTGAGGCGGAAAAGATTTGGAACAAGATGGAAGTGTTTGCTGGTTATGGATTCAACAAATCTCACGCAGCAGCGTATAGTGTGATAGGATATTACTGTAACTGGTTAAAGTATCACTATCCATTGGAATTCTGGACAGTAGCTTTTCAATATGCAAAGAATGAAAAGATTCAAGACTTTGTTGCAGAAATTAAAAGAATGGGACATATAGGAATTGTCGCTCCAGACATAAACAAATCTCACTTAGAATTTCATTCAGATCCAGAACAATATAAAATCTACTGGAACCTTTCTCAAATTAAATACGTAGGAGAGGCTGCAGCAAGTGCAATCATTGAAGGTAGAGATAAGGACGGAAAGTTCTTTTCAATTGAAGAGTTCAACGAAAGGGTTCCTAGTAGAGCAGTGAATAAAAGAACTGTAGAGCACTTAATTTTAGCAGGATGTTTTGATGAAATGTACTCAGTTCGACAGTCTAGTGATAGGCTACAAATTCTCCAAGAATACTATGAGTTGAGAAAAGAGGAATTGCCTAAAGAGTATAAGGACAATCGAGCAGTGGATCATTATTGGTCTATTAGACAAGCAGAGGTGAGTAAATTATCAAATTTAGATTACATCAAACTGTTTAGACAAACTCAGTTTGCCAATTACACCAGTGAATACGTTAGTAGTGAAGAGGTGTCGAAACCTTTAGAGCGTAAAGTCAAGCAAAACGTTATGATAGCAGGTACGGTAGTTGAGGCTGTAATTAGAAAGACTAAAAAGGATAAAACAGAATATGCTGTAATACGATTGATGCAAGACCAATATCAAATGCAAGTCAGAGTGTGGCCACAACAACTTAATCCTAATGACGACCAATTCGATGTTAGATTTGACGGCCTTAAAGAGTTTATTGAACAAGACAAAAACAAATTATGTGTTTTTAGAGGAGTGATGGAATACAATGACTACGTCAAAGGCAATGAGATTGTACTGTCCGATAGAATTAATGGACCTACGTACGAAATATTTTAAAAAACAGTTGCTCTAGAGATAATGGTTAGGTATCTTTATGGTCTAGAAAACAAATTGTAAAAACTAAACATTGGAAATTATGTCAGATTTATTAGTAAAGTACACACAAGAATTCTTAGAGAAAAAAGAGGAGTCCAGACTAAGAACTATTCTTCAGAGAGCCTTTGGAATAACCAAAGGAATTTCAAAGTTAGAAAAGCAAGAGCTTATTGATTCAATCATTGAGAACAGAGAAAGGGCGTTGGCTGAAGTATCAGCAAACAAGAATGTTCGTCCAGATTTGATTTATAAGAAAGACGGAAAAGAATTCAAAGCAAAGTTTCAGCCCGAAACTGATGAGTTCGACGAATGCATTGTATTAATTGATGGTGATGGAGAGAAGGCGTATGAAATGCTTGAAGATTTTAATTCAGAATATAAGCAAATGAAGTATTCTGAATTCACAGACAAGAATTACGTAGCTCCGAAAATCTTAGACGATGATATTTCAGACGTACCTACACTTGAAGAACCTGAGGTCGATGAGAATATGCCAGAAAAGACTTCTGAATCTGAAGAGGCTTCTGAATCTGAAGAGCCTGTTGAAAAAGAAAAGGAGCACAAAACGCTAAAAAACGTTAAAGCAGCCACCAACGCTTACTCTAAAATTTACAAAGAGACCATGCAACGATTTGGTTATCTCACTGAAGAGGAGGATGGATTTTTAGAGGATTTGCCAGAAATCACTAAATTATCAAACTCTGAGTTCAAGTCTACTTATGGATTTGATGATTTAGAGTCTGCTAAAATAGAGTTGTCTAAACAAGACAAGCCTGAGCAAAAACAAGACAGACCTTCAATCACTACGCCAAAAAAAGGGTCTAAAAGTAGTCGAGTAATTCAAATCGTCAAGGACTTAGAGAAAAAAGGTGAAAAATACACTTCTGGAACTGTAATGAAAAAATTAAAAGAGTTACATGGAGAAGACATTCACCGTAGCTTCTGTATAACCTTAATGAAAAGAGCTACTTCGTAATGGCATCAGAAACACTACAGATATCGTTTAAGGACAAAATAATCAATCTTCATTTCGAAGAGTTTGAGGACGATATAGACATCGATCAATTAACTACAATCGATTGGACGAATCTATACGCAGAGATTGTAACAATCCCTGCGTTGATGAATCGTGTAGGAATATGGAAGGCGGAAGCAGAAAATGCACATTCTTCTCAAAAAATGGGATTTGAAATCTATAAGGCTCAAACTGCTCATAGATTAAGAAGAACGTTTAAAACAGTAATTAGTAGCGCTGGAAAGGATAGTAAGAAGCCGAAAAGCAATCCTGAAATTGAAGAAGAGGTTTTGATGGACGAAGGAGTTCAGTTGAGGCACAAAAAACTGCTAAGACTAAAAAAAGAGGCCGAATATATGGATGCACTATACTGGGCAGTGAAGTCAAAAGAAATGAAGCTGAATCGTATTAGCGACAATATGGGATTTGCTCCAGAAGATTTTGAAAAATCATTAGTTGAAGGAAAGTATAATGGAATTCTAATCAAGGCTAGAGAGAAGTTAATTAAGTAAATATCGTTGTGTGTGAGATATAAAAGTATTATGTTCTACACATCAAAAATAGATCTAACAAGGTCGCAATAATAATTATAAACATTAAGTAAAAATGGCAAAGTTTGACAGAAGTGCGTTCAAAGCAACAAGAGTAGATGCTCTAGAGCAGCAATCTAAAACAGTAGATTCTTTAACTGGAAAAGGCTCTGGTGATAGAGCAAAAGTACTAGAACTAAAGAGAGATGGTAGTAAAAACAAGCTACGAATCTTTCCAAAACATCCAGACACAAAGTCATGGGCGTATCCAAAAACGGTACATTTCTTGAAAGTTACCTACACAGACAAGGACGGTAATGTAATCAAGGATGATAAGGGAAATCCTAAAGTAGGAAAGAAACCTATCTTCAATTCACGAGTTCACGGAGCAACTCAAAAAGACATCATTGACGAGTATATCAATTTCGTATACAAGCGAGCTTATGATGAGATTCAAGACGATGATACTCGTAAAAAGTTCCTTAGACCTATTGAAGGCTGGAAGGCTGGAGGTACGTGGAATCCTGGAATCAAGTCTCAAAGTAGATGGATTGTTTACGGAAATCTTAATGGAGATTTCGGAAGAGTAGAACTTCCAACTACAGTAAAGAATCGTCTAAATGAAATCGCCGCAGGACAAGACGATGAGGATGGATCAATTGTAGTTGACCCGTTCACAGATATCGATGATGGTCGTAAAGTGTTTGTTTCTTATGATAAGGATCAAAAGGATCCTGCAAAGAAATATTCCACAGCAATTGACCTAAACAAATCGACTCCTTTAACAGACAAAGAGTTCGAACAGTTTGTTGACCAAACGCCATTAGAAAAGCTGTACAGCAAAGTGTACAAGAGAAGAGATTTCATGATGGCTATGGAAGGGCTAAAAACATTTGACGAAGAAAGTGCAAAAACACTTCAACAAATGGGATTTGATAGTGGATACGAAGTGTTCACGTTCGATTCTTTCTTAGACACTGCAGAAGAGATTAGTGAATACTATTCTGAAGAAGAGGACGATGAAGAATTAGAGAACGAAAAGCCAGGGAACGAATTTCTTTCTTTAGAAGAAGATGAGGGTGATGATGTCGAAGAAGATGATAACGATGCTCCGTTCGAATCAGATAGCGATGACGTTGACGACATGGACATGGCTCAACTAAAAGCTCATATCAAAAAAAGCGGTTTGAGCATTCGAGTTCTTCCATCGTACAAGGTAGATCAAGTACGTCAGTTCGTTAAAGAAGAAGAAGCGCTGATTGCAGAAGAAGCATTGATTGCTGCAGAAGAAGCAATGACTGCTACACAAGAACCTAAGCAAGAAAAGGCTAAAGCAGGTAGTAGACTTGCTAATTTAAAGGGAAGAGTTAAAAAATAACTCCTCATCCAAAGTCTCACGTAGCTCAGTTGGTAGAGTGGCTCTTTTTTATAAGGAGCAAGTCATAGGTTCGAATCCTGTCGTGAGACCAAATTAAAGACAGTTAAAATGAGCAAACCGTTATTGATGGTCATAACTGACCCACACATCGACGTGTCAAACTTAGACATCGTCCCTAAAATGATTAAAGACGCAATTAGCAAAGCGAAAGAGTTAGGATTAGACAGGATTTACGTTGGAGGAGACATTTTTACCTCAAGAAAATCACAATTCTTGGCAGTTCTCCTTTCGTGGATGGATGTTTTAGATTTTGCCGAAGAGGAGCAAATAGATGTCGTTGCGATTCCAGGAAATCACGACAAAGCAGACTATACTTCTGTAGAAAGCTATTTAGATGTATATGAAGATCATTCAGCATTCACTCTTGTCAGAACACATGCAAAGTTCCAGGTAGGCAAGTTTACACTACATCTAGTTCCTTTCTTTGAAGAAAAGCAAACATATGGTCAGTACCTAAAGCTAGCAAAGCCTGAAGGAAAGCACGATATTCTACTAACGCACGTTGCAGTTAATGGTGTGCGAAATAATGACGGTAGTGAGGTAGAAGAATCGCTTTCTACAAGTAAGTTCGATAAGTTTTTCAAGGTATTCATAGGTCATTATCACGACGCACAGCAAGTAGGAGACAACATTTACTATATAGGCTCATTGAGACAGAAAAACTACGGTGAGGACGAGTATAAAGGATACACTGTATTGTATGAAGACGGATCTCACGAAATGATCCCTAGTGAATTCAAAAAGTTTGTTACAGTCAAAATAGATTTGGATGAAGTCGACAATAAAGAGTTGACTAATTTGAGAAAGCAGTATCAAGATTCTGAAGATAGTGTTCGATTCAAGTTTACTGGAAGTAAAGAAAAGGTCACTTCTTTAGACAAAAGTAAATTCGATGCTGTTGGAATTAACGTAAAGTGTGAATATAAAAACGTTGACGTTGATGTTGATTTCGCTCAAGCAGAACAGTTTGGAGGATTTGACCAAAGTAAGATTAAAGAAGAGTGGATCGAATTCTGTCAAAATAATGACGACATAGATCAAGAGCAAGGAACCGAACTATTAAATCAAATATTATAAAATGAGTTTAGCTAAAGCATTAGATAAGTTGAATAAAACTTATGGAATCAATACTGTAAACAAAGTTAAAGACCTGGAATCGCTAGAAATACAAAGGTTTTCTAGTGGATCACTGCAACTAGATAGAGCGCTAGGAGGTGGATATCCGGTTGGTAGAATTATTGAAATCTACGGACCGGAATCTTCAGGGAAAACTACACTAGCTCTTCACGCAATAGCGGAAGTTCAACGTCAAGGAAAGACAGCAGCCTTTATCGATGCTGAACATGCACTAGACACTCACTATGCGTCAGCAATTGGAGTAGATATCGATGAAATGATACTTTCTCAACCAGACAACGGAGAACAGGCACTAGAGGTCGCTGACAATTTGGCTAGAAGTGAAGAGGTTGGTTTGATTGTGATAGATTCAGTCGCAGCACTAACTCCTAAAAGTGAATTGGATGGAGAGATGGGAGACAATGCTGTAGGTAGGCAAGCAAAATTGATGGCACAGGCAATGAGAAAACTTGTTCCAGCGAGTAAGCAGAATAGCTGTACGATCATCTTCATCAATCAAATAAGAATGAAGATTGGAGTAATGTTTGGTAATCCAGAAACTCAGCCAGGAGGAAACGCATTGAAATTTGCTGCCAGTCAGAGACTAGATATTCGTAAAGGAAAGGCCGTCAAAGATGGAGATGTGGTTATTGGAAACGATACTAAAGTCAAAGTGGTTAAAAATAAAGTCGGAATTCCTCACAGAGTTGCAGAGACGTTCATTAGATACGGAAGAGGTCTAGTCAAAGAAATGGAGCTTTTAAAGCTAGGAGTAGATTTAGACATAATTGAAAAATCAGGAGCTTGGTTCAGTTATCAAGGTGCTAAAATTGGCCAAGGCCAAAGTAAATCACTTGAGGTACTATTAGAGAACCCTGATTTATGTGATGAGATTGAAGACAAAATTTTAAAAGCATTAGAACTGCTAAAAACTCAAAAATAGATGTATACACCAAAAAGACTGTGGTTAAGAAACGTAATGTCTCACAAAGATAGTGAGTTTGTGTTTGAGAATGGAAAGGCTGTGATGGTTCAAGGAATTAACTTGTCTGACGATGGTCAGTTGAGTAACGGATCAGGAAAATCAGCAATTTTAGAAGGAATTTCTATTGCAATTAGAGGAAACACTCTAAGAGATATTTCAGCAAAGGATTTAGTGAGAGACGGACAGAAATCGTGCATTGTAGAAATGGAGCTTCTAAATTCAATCGATCAAAAGACGTTGAAGATTAGAAGAACGATCTTCTCTAATACTAAAAGTGCAGAGTTGATGATAACAGTTGATGGAGAGATTCCAAAACAACTAAGCGTCAATAGTGAAGAAAAGGTAGATGTTCGTGAAGGAAACGATTGGATCATATACACAATTGGAGTGTCAAAAGAAGATTTGTTAAATTACTTTTTGATCAGTAAAGAAAAGTACACTGCGTTTCTCAACATGTCTGACGGACCTAAGAAAGAGGTGATTGGCAGATTCAGCAAATCGAATTTATTGGATCCTGTTTATGGCGTGATTAGTGAAAAGGTCTCAAAGGTCGAAAAGCAAATTAGAGATCTGCAGGACGGAGTTGTTGCTTGTGAAAGTAGAATTCAAGTATATAAGGAGCAGCTTGAAAGTGAGAATGTTGAAGAGAAAGAGAAGAAGAAGCAGCAAAAAATTGACTCTTATCGAGAAAAAATTTCACAGGCAAATCAAGTTTTAGACCAAGAAAAAAAGCTGTTGCCAGAGCTACAAGCAACTCTCAAAGAGGCAGAAGAGATATATGCACAAAAGCAATCTGCGTTGAAGAAAATGGATCATACAGCAAAAATAAATCTATTAAACAAGCATAGAGCGCTAATAAAAAGTCAAGGGAAAGAGCTCAGGCAAGAATTGAAAGAGATTGAGAATCTCAAATTAGATCTAGAGAAAGCTATTCACGGAGCGGTGGAGTGTCCAGAATGTAAGGCTGAATTCAGCATATCAGACGACTCCTTTGATGTAAAAAAATCTCGTGAAAACTTAGATGAGTTTGATAAAGCAATAAAAGAGGTTGAGAGAGATATTGATGAAAAAGTGAGCGAATACAATACTATTGACGGTAAAATTGAAAAGTTACAGCAAGAAGCGTCGAACGCTAAGCAAAGTGCAATGAAAGCAGAAACTGCTACAATTGAAGCTCAGCACAAAATAAAGAACAAAGAGATTACGATAGCTAGCCAACTACAGTCGATCAGTAATTGGCTAAACAGCATTCAAAACGTTCACGAAGAGGTTGTTAAAGATATGAGTGATGAGGTTACTGAAAAAATTGAACAGCAAGAGGTTCAGATAAAGACTTATCAAGATCAACTAGAAAACTTAGATCACGAAATTTTTCAACACAAAGAATGGAATGGTGTGATGACTAAGTTTAAAACACACCTATCTAACAAGGCGATCGCTGTAATAGAAGCACATTGCAATGAGTACCTTGGAAGAATGAAAACTAATCTTCAAGTCAAATTGGAAGGTTACAAAATCAACAGATCTGGAGATATAAGAGAAAACATCACGGCAAAAGTTTTGAGAGACGGAATTGAAGTCGGACTGTTTGGTAAGTTTTCTAGTGGAGAAAAGGCTAGAATTCAAATCGCTATGATCTTCTCATTGCAGAGATTGATTAACATGAATAGTGAAGGAGGTGGATTAGATTTGTGCTTTCTTGATGAAGTAATTGAATCGGTCGATAGTGAAGGAATTGAAGGAATTATGAACACATTGAATGGCTTAGAAGAAACCATTGTTGTGGTGACTCACGGAACATTCAATAAAAATTATCCTAACATAACTGAAGTGAAAAAGGTTAAAGGAATTTCGATAATAAATCAGTAGATTAGTATTATGAAAAAAAGTTATCTATACGTACATGCTGGGACCTTACAGCAGTTTCAAGAATATGAGAGGCAGCAAGTTGACGGAGTCGAGTGTATCCAAATTTTAGACGGAGAAACTTTAAGAGGCAGAACTCAAGGACTTGTGGTTAGAATTGGAACTCATTATGAAAAGTGGAATGCACAAGAAATTGAAGAGTCGATTGCTATTCACGAAGATCTGTGGAGCAAGAGTTCTTCAAGTAGCCCACAAGATGATGAACAGGGAAATTTAGACTATGGAATCGAATAAAAGATTTATAGGAATTGATCCAGGAAAGACAGGGCACGTCGTTGAACTAGACAATAGTGGAAAGATTGTAGATCATTATGTTACTCCAGTAATTGGTAAGGAGTACGACAAACAGCAAATGAGTACAAACTTGTTTAAGTTCTCCCCATACAATATTGACAGAATTAGAGCACACGTATTGTTAGAGAACGTACACGCTACACAAATGGGAGGCAAAGCTTCAAATTTCGACTTTGGTCGAGGTAAGGGATTGTGGGAAATGGCGTTGATGGCGTTAGAAATATCACATACGATGGTCACTCCAAAAGAATGGCAGAAATTGATGTGGCAAGGAGCTAAGACTCAATACATGGCGACAAAGCGAAAAACCAAGCAAGGTACTTTTGTTAAAAAAGTCGATACTAAAGCAACCTCACTTCTAGCTGCAAAAATGTTACAGCCTCAGCAAGAATGGAGAGTGATCGGAAAAAAAGGATCTCCAACAACTAAAATTGATGATGGATTCGTGGACGCCTACTTAATGGCAGAATATTGTAGAAGAAATTTTTACTAAATGATAGAGGCCACATTACATGCATTAAGACTATGTTCCGATGCTCACACACATCCTGATCTAATCGATATTCTAATTGTTGGTGGAGGATCTGCAACATTATACTTTCAATACAAATACAATCAAGCAAAACTCATATGGCAACTAATAATTTCAAGTGCGAAAAGACAGGCAAAGAATTTCACATTCCACGTCACAGATCGTTTCAAACACAATTAGGATGGGTCTACAAGGATCCGTACGGTAAAGTACTGACCAATCCAGACAGTGGAGAGGTCCTTGTTCCAATTAAAAGAAAAGGTCCTATTGAAGCTCCAATGTTTCTTCCAAGCACAAATCAACGAATGTCTAGGAATCAAAAACATTTCAAAAAGAGAGCGAAGGATCATGCAAACTCTGACGAAGAAAAAGACAGAAAGGCAAAAAGATTAAAGCACGAAATCAACTCAGTAAAAAATCGAACAGAATGAAGCATCAAATTGACGAAGCGCAAAAGACATCCCTGGGAGTTATTGAACTTCTCAACAACTTAGGATTCAATATCGTTCACATAGACAATACGTACTATGCGTTTTCAGAATTTATTCCAGTAGACGACACGATGTCTGAAATAAGTATGACGGGAAAAAACATTACCAACATTATTGAAAATCAAACCAGTACAATAGGGCTAGACAATTTACGTCAAAGAGAGATTGTCAGTAAGATTGAGGTGATGACAGATCGTAGACGTGTATTCAGTCCAACAACCAAATACGTTAAATACCTATTCAATGGATAAAGTAGAAGCAAGCAAGTTATTGACAGTTACTAGAAGTAGTTTGAGAAAGTACTGTATAAGAAAAATGTTTGATGCATCACCTGAGTATGCCAACTCAATTAGTTCAAAGCTACTAAGAGATGCTTTGATATATTTGGAAGGATACGCTGAGGGAGTTCGTCCAGAAATTATGCCACCTTACAACAGTACAGACTTGAAGAGGTTAATGCTTCATCAAGGATTTGATTACATCAAGTCTCAACTGATTACTCAATGAAAGTACAGTGTCTGAAAATACCACATCAATGTTACAGTAGGTCGATTAGTCGCAACTTACTTAACGACGTAGAATTTTACTATACGTTAAAGACGATCGATCAAAATGGATTTTTCAGACACGGAACCGTTGTGTCAACTATACAACAACACACCAAGTATGCATCAGCTACGATTTGGAATAAAATTCGTAAACTGACCAACTGTAACCTTTTAGCCAAACACAAGCAAGGTTACAGACTGGTGAGTTACGACAAGTTGTTCAGCGTTCTTGGGTACGATTTAACTAAAACAGATCACAGAAAAGGTCAATTCAAAATTCACAAAATACCAGTTAGTCAGATCAATGACATTAAAAGCTGGATTGCACTGATAGATGTTAGAGACAATCTCAATCAGCAAATTCACAAAGCGTATTATAATCTTCACAAAGATAAACGCTACCAGTACACCGAAAACAACCTGCACTGCGCAAATAAACAATTCAAGCAACAAGTCCTTGAATCTGTAGCGAAAAACACTGTACGTATGGTAGATCTAAATGAAGAAGCAATGACGGTAATCCAAATGGATGAATTACATTGTAAACATAATAAGGCCAATGTGTATTGTAATGCTGACGTAACACTATCTCTAAAAGGAATATGTAAGGTTTTAGGATTGTCCAGTACCTCGAGTGCACACAGAATTGTTCAACGAATGAAGTCTAATCAATTAGTTGAAGTTAAGAATAGAATGATGAGATTAGGAGCCACCTCAATCGATTACGCTACATACTGTAAAGAATATGCTGATCGTTACATATTGAAGGATGGCGCTCTGTGGAGGAGGTTGCCAAACAAGATATCTGTTGGTGTCTAAATAATAGACAGTACTATCCTCCCTGTAATAATAACCCTTATAGCTCTCTTATACACGTTATGAATAACACTCACTACAAATGGATATTTATGATTCTTGATGACCAGACAATAAGGTTTGTTAGAAACACTATGATGAAGGAAAGGTTAGAGAACTACTATTATAACGATCCAGTAGAACTTCCAATTTGTTTAAATTAATAAAAAAAGTTGCTTAAAAGATATGTTTAGAGTATCTTTGAGTATAATTAAAATATAAAGCCATGAAAAATCTTACAATAAACCAACTAGCTAAGAAATGTGCAAACAAAACAAACGCTACTAAAAACAAATATCACTTATTTGTAATGAAAAACTTTTCTAAAAATGATTATATAGTTTTTAATCAAAAAATGAGCGATATAGAAATGCACAGTAGACCTAGCTATGTAGGTAGTGATAGCCTTGTAAGATGAAAAAAAAATAGACTTTAAAAAAAGTTGCTTAAAAGATATGTTTAGAGTATCTTTATCATGTAATCACAAACAGATAGGTAATGACAATTTCAAAAGCAGAACAAAAAAGAAGAAAAGACGCTAAATCAGCACTTTCGTCAAATGTAGGAAGAATCTTATTAGACTTTCAAAACAAGTACCTACAGTCGTATGCTGACTGGAATGAGAAGAAAATTCAAAGAAGACTTGATTTGATTAAAGATTTTCGAAAGGAGGACTTTATTGGAATCAACATTCACGACAATGTACAAGTAAGAAATTTACTAGGTTACGCTCCAAACAGATACAATGCTGATCAAACGTTTGATCAGCATGATGCTGAGAGAGTTGAGAGAATTGCTTCGACAATTGCTAAGAGACTTGATAGATCTGCAATAAATTGTAGAGAATGGTTTAACGAGGCTTTCGATTCATATCAAGTTAAGTTTGATACAATGATCGATAAGCTAGTTGATGCTGGATTTACTTCGAGAGATTTAAGAGTGGAGCTAGTAGCTTCGTCAGCATCTCAACTAGAGTTTCTAATATCTAATCAAACTACAGAGTGTCATGCACGTGCTATATGGGTTGAAGGAGATATTAAGGCTCCACACTATAGATTCATAACCACTACAAGACAAAAGAAATAATGGCAAAATTTAAGTATTGTAAAAGGTGTTGTACAATGGTAATTGTAACACCTCAAGGAAAATGTTCAATTTGTAAAAAGACTGTATAATGAGTAAAGAACAAAAGTTACTAGACAAAATTAAAAAGCTACTTGCATTAGGAAACGATCTAAGCACAACTCAGCAAGAAGCACAATCAGCACTTAGAAAAGCAAATCAATTACTACTGCAACACAATCTGACTTTGACGGACGTTGAAGTGAGTAGTATTCAATCTGATATTGTAGAAACAGATAAATCTAAACTTGCGTTTGGATCCATCAGAGAAGAAGGTCAATGGGAAGCTAATTTACTCAACGTCCTTTGCTATTACAATCTATGTCACAGCATTAAGCATGTGACAATATACTCCAGTAAAGGATCGCTGTCAATTATAGGCAAAAAGCATAATGTGGAGATCGTAACTTATTTGTTTGACGTTGCACGACAAATGTTTAGATCATTAAGTAAGCAAGAGTACAATAAACACAGAAAACAAGTACTTGAGCAATTTACACCTGAAGGATTGAGTGAGAGAGATTGTTTGAAACAAAAGCATTTAGGATATCGTATGCCTTGGATACGATCATATCTCAAAGGATGCGTGTTTGGACTAAGCGCTAAATTGAAGTTGGAGAAGAAATCGGTCGAGAAAGATATCAGTGGAGATAAGTATGCAGTAATGTGCACCAACACTAGTGTAGCGATTGAAAACTTTAAAAAACAGCAGTATAGTAACTTGAAAAAGGGTAGAGTTGTAGGCAAAATAAAAGATGATCACGGTGCATATACTAAGGGACTGATTGCTGGAAGAAATAGCAATCTATCTAAAGCAATATCGTCAAGAGAAACTACTGCAAAACAATTATCGTAATGAAAAAACTGTTAAACAGACTGTATAAGTGGATGTACAAATTCTCATCAGTCAAATTAGGAATCACAGAAGAGTCTCTAACAAGCACAACAACCAAAGGTCTACACATCAATCAGTACGCAGTTAGAGTGCATCTAAATGCTCAAGATGCAGGAATCTTGCAATCGGAATCTCTTGGATTTGGACCTTTAGTAGAGTTAGCAAACCGATGTAGTCCTGCAGAAGCTGTGAGGGAGTGGAAAGATAACGTTCAACAAGTTCATTCAGTAGCATCGGTTGTTGACAGAATGAATCGTGAATTTGTTGAAAAACTGACTAGTAGCCATAAAACGATTGCACAGCTAGCAGATTGGGAGATTGAGCAATCGATGATGGGAGAACCTACAGCAGTAATATATAAACTACTAACAGTCAAACCAAAGAAGTAGTATGGCAAAGAAACACGAGTACATAGAAAAGAACGGAAACTTAATTGATATGTTTAGTCAAGGAGAATTTGATGCAATTGCACACGGATGCAATTGCTTCAATAGAATGGGAGCAGGATTGGCTGCTCAAATTTCAATTAGGTATAGAGAGGCTATGGACGCTGATAACTTAACGACCTCAGGAGATTTACTTAAACTTGGATCATTGACATTAGCAGCAACAGATGATGGTGTGATATACAATCTTTACACGCAATATCAAGGAGGAAAGCACTTAGACTACGACGCATTGACGTTATCATTGAGAAAAATGTCAAAAATGATAAAAGGAAAGGACTGGACTATTGGGTTTCCGCAAATTGGAGCAGGTATTGCTGGAGGCAATTGGAATAAGATTAAAAGAATTATACTGAGAGAGTTTGCTGGCGAAAAAATTGTGTTCGTTTATTTCAAAAAATAATAGGTCCAAAAGGTTGCTATAAAGATAACGGTTAGGTATCTTTATGATATAATCTAAAACATCAATATCATGTACAAGTCAGTATTATTACAATCAGTAGATCAAGCTAAAGAATTCAAAAAACAATTTTCTAAAGTAAATGATCACAAAACTTTCAGACAAGGAAAAGTGATCAACATCAAACTTGATAAAAATATATCAGAAAACTTTACAATCATATGTGATGTAAGAGATCAAATAATTCAAACGTTAACAAAATAAAGATAGGTATTATGGAACTTAATCAAACCACATTTAAAGACTCGGTATTTGGAGCAGAATCGGAAATGAGCTTTTCGATTGACGACAACAATTCAATCATTTTTGACATTCTTAGAGACAAAATGTATTCGAATAAAATAGGATCATTATGTAGAGAAGTTGCATCGAATTCAAGAGATGCGAATAGAGAAGCTGGAATGAACGATACTCCAATTGAGATCGAAATAATTAACCCAGATAAACTTGCATTTATCAGCGATATGTGTGTAGTTTTTAGAGATTATGGTATAGGAATTACTCCTGATCGTATGATGAATGTGTTCGTTAAGTATGCGTCGTCAACTAAGAGAAGTTCAAATGCTCAAACAGGAGGATTTGGCCTTGGAGCTAAGACACCATTTGCATACACTGACACTTTCAGCGTAGTTACTATATGTGACTACGAGGGTTCTCGTAAAAAATACACATACACTGCAATGATCGATAGCAGTAGAAAGGGCAAAATGATACTGTTCGATTGTGAAGAAACTGATCAATCTACAGGAACGCAAATCATTGTTCCAATTCAAGAAAAAGATAGAGGTACATTTGAAAGAGAATGTCTATACAGTACATGTTTGTGGGAAGTACAGCCAAAGATGATTAATTTCAATATCAATCAGTACGTGATTGATAAGATAATTGACCAGCCTACTTTCAGTATTGTTAAAGATGATGATGATGAATGCAGACTTGGTGATGAAGGATATTTCGTTAACATAGATGGGATTTGCTACAAAATTGACAGAGGAGCATTAAAGATTCGAGATCAAGGAATAAATGACGGATACAAGGTGATTGCAAAGTTTAATGTCGGTGAACTAACTATATCGGCCAATAGAGAAGCTTTGCAGTACGACGAACAGACTAGTGAAAAGATAAAGGCTACTTTCAATGATGCGAAACATCACTTGTTGGATCTATTGAGTGAGCAAATATCGTCGAGTCAGACTTATTTAGCTGCATGTGAAGCCTTGAGCTCGATAATTGGAAAGCGAGGAAACAGTATAGAAGAAGGTAGAGACGATCTTAAAGTAATTTCATCAGCAATTGGAGATCGGCATTCATCAACAATTCTAGGAGAAATAGACAGCGAACAAGTTAAAAGCAGAATCAAGTGGAACGGAAGATCGTTAACGAATAGATTAGTGCTAAATGCACACTCAATAGCCTATGTTAGAGAGCCTTTAAATGAAAAAGTTAATTATGATACATTAACAAACAACCACATAAATCGTTTACTAACAGACTCTCCAATATATTACTTGGACACTAGAAAGAACGTTCGAAGAAACATTACAATCTGGAACAATAGACCGAAGAGTCAGAAAGGATTCATATTGATCATTCCTAACAGTAAAGCAACAAGAGATCAATTACTTGATGATGGAATTAAGTTGAGTGTGGATTATGATATTGATGTCAAAATGTATAGTGACGTTGAGAAAGCAGAAAATAACACAATTAGCGGATCTGCATACACTCCTTCAGAGACAGTAACAATAAGAACTCGGACAGACGACTCAGCCTATCTTCACAGAAAGTATGAGTGGAGTACTAGTAGATCAATTGATCTACACAGAGAAAAGATGCAGTTTTGGGACGTAAGCAATCAAAAGGCATTAGATGAGAAATTTGCATATTTAGTAGTAGATCAATTGAGCGATACTAGCAGACTAAATACTTCATTAATTAGAGACAAGATCAAATTGATTAAATCAATAGATAAAAGAACTGTGGTATTGATCAACAAAACTACACAGAGCAGATACGCAGATAAAATAACCGATTTTGTAGAAGTGTCAGAAAGAGGAGATCAGTTGATTAAGAAATACAGAAAGCAATTGAATCAAGCGAAGCTTTTCGAGAAGCTAAATGCAATCGTATCTGCAATTCCTGAACTTATGAGAGAGGAGTTTGTAAAATTATATCCGAAAACTGTTCAAGACTTTGTTCAAAGATCAAGCGAAGGAGAACAACAGGAATTTCCTCTATTAGAGACGTTAGAGGTTAAATTCGACTTTAAAGGATTGAAAGATAAAATTCAAGCGTCGTTAGACAAGTATCCAATGCTTGAATCTTACGTAGATGCACATTTGAGAGGGTATCATTGGAGAACGACGCTCCATACGGAAAAGTTGAATCACTCAAAAGTGATAAAAAATTACATTGAGCTTGTAGGATAGAAGATAACATTTAAGTATCTTTAAAAAAACAAATTAATTTAAAACACTGTAAAATGAAAATCAAAGGATTGATTAGTGAAAAAACCGTCGTATTGAAGTACGACGGTCAAGAGATCAACATACAGAGATCTCAAGATGAAAAAATATTCCTCAAAATCTCTCAATTACTTATTGATGGAAAACAAGAGGAGTTGATTAGTGAATTCTTAGACATAAAAGCTAAGATCGAAAATTTCAGCGAAAATACTTTCACAGTTAAAGATCAAAAGATAGTATTGAAGGACGATTCAACAGCTATTCCACAAGCAATTGCTAAAAAATTACTTGAAATGGAAAAAGAGGGTGAAGACTTTCTTCCACTAATTAGGTTTTGGAAAAAACTGAGAAAAAATCCATCTAAAAATTCTAGAGAACAATTGTATGGATTTATGCTTGCGAACGATATAGCACTAACTGTGCTAGGAGATATTGTAGTTGAGAAAGGAGTTCGGCAAAAGTATCAAGGACTTCCAGGAGAGCTAGTTGATTGCCACTCTAGGTCTGTAGACAATAGTGTAGGAATGATTGTTGAAATGCCTAGAGAAAAAGTCAATGACGATCCTGCACAAACGTGTAGTTATGGACTTCATGTAGGTGCTCCAAAATATGTGAGACAGTGGTATTCTTCCGACATCATTGTCGATTGCATAGTCAATCCAGTAGATATAGTTTCTGTTCCTAAAGACTACAATAATACAAAGATGAGAGTGTGTAGATATCAAGTGATGGGATATAGCGATAAATCAAGAAATCCCAAAAGGATTGTCAATCTAAATGAGTTTCTCAAAACTCCTACAGAAGAGGCTAAAAAAACTATAAATACTCAAATCAAAGCTGATAAAGGATCTTCTCACAAAGCAGACAATGACAAAGTCAAGTCGGTGAAGCAATCTGTTAATGTAGAACAAAATCCTTACATGAATGAAATTGAAGGAAAGACTGCAAAACAGATCATTGAATATGTATTGCAGAAGACAGGAGTTAATGTTGAGGGAAGTCTAAAGAACAAATCCTCAATAGTAAACAAAGCTGTTAGAATACTTGAACTGAAGGACACCGACTACAAAGATCAAGATGTGATTCAAGATCAAAAAGCTCTACCATCTAACTGTCATCCAGTCAAGCAAGTCGAAGATCAAGGAAAGTTTGTTGATTTGACCAAGTACAGTAAGGACAAGAAGCACAGAAAAGAATTGATCGAATTGATTAAATCTAAGTTCAACGAGCAAGTGAGTAAGTTTGCTCCAACTAAGAGTATAGTTAAGAAGGCAAGAGAATTATACACTGAAGCAGGGTACGAAGTTAAAGGATAATAACAACTAAGACCGATCTAAAGTCTGATTCCGTGACAAGGATTCTGACCTTGAAGAGAAGATGTGTTTACAGACGATACATCACATCACACCACATCGGTCTTTCTTTTTCAAAATACATGAAAGTAACATTACTGTTGGTTAGCGCCAACACATTCGGAGCAGGCAAAGACACTGCATGTGACTTAATTGCTAAGTCAATCAAACAATCGACTCAATCAAAATCTACAAAAATATTTTGCTATAGATTTGCAGATAAGCTGAAAGAGTGGGCACAACAAATGACAGGAATCAAAAGAAAGATTCTACCATTTGAACACTACGATGATATAGTTGTAGACTTCACTCAAGAACAAAAAGAACAGTACTGCACAATGTGGCAAATGACGTTAGGTCAACTATTGCAGAAGTTTGCTACTGAAGCTTGTCGAGACAATTTCGATGAATTGATTTGGTGCAAATGTTTAGCTCAAGAAATTAACGATCAGATTAGCGACACCAAACAGTATAGTCCTGATTGTGATAGATTAGTGTTTTTAATTCCAGACTTCAGATTCAACAATGAAGAGCAATTAATAGATTACGTCACAAGCAGTTGTGTAGTCTATCAACAAACTATGAGAATCGAAAGACCATTAACTGAAATATATCATAACACTAGAGATGTTAATCACCGATCAGAGACGGAATTGTCTAAAAAAACAAATTGGACACACGAAGTAGATAACAGCAAAGACATATCATTCTTAGAGGATCAGTGCAAGCAGATAGCTTTAAAAATCTGTAGATGAGAGAAATAATCGTATACACAGATGGGAGTGCGAATAATAAAAAGACTGCTAGAGATGGAGGTCTTGGAGTTGTAATTCGATACAAAAATGCTAACGGAACTCTATACAAAAAAGACTATTGTGAAGGACAGTTTGTAAACACATCTAGTGCACGAATGGAGATATTGGCTGCAATAAGAGCATTGGAGCTGATAAAGCCTACCAGAAAGTATAAAATCAAGATTCATAGCGACAATCAATACGTAGTCAAGACTGTAATGTGTGGATGGTTAGAAAATTGGCTAGTTACACAACAGAACAAAGCCAATATGGACTTGTGGCACAGATTCAATTCAATCTTCAAATCACATGGAGGATTGCAGAATGTAGAGCTAATATGGATTAAAGGACATGCAGGGATTGAGTTAAATGAATTAGCAGATAAGCTAGCAAATCAAGGTAGAAAGAAACAGCAACTAATAACAGATCGTAAAAATGAAATATAAGCCAAGCAAATATCAAAGCGATATTTACCGAGAGTTTCAAGACAACAACACAAACATATTAATCTCTGCTGTGGCTGGAAGTGGTAAGACATCCACATTATTAGAGCTACTCAAATTGACACACGTACAGACCACTTTTGTTGCATTTAACAAATCAATACAGCAAGAGATAGAGGCTAAGGTAGGTCAACAATCCAATGTGGATGTGATGACGATTCACTCATTAGGAATGAAAGCGTTGATGAGACACTTTAGAAGAAAGTTAGAGGTCAAGTCAAATAAGATATGGGATTTCACTAACAAGTTGAACAAACAGTGGGATATTCCTAAAAACAAATACGTACAGACAGTACTCACCATTCAAAATCTAGTTGACATATACAGGCTGACAATGTGTGAAACCGATGATCGTCTCAGAGAAGTTGCAGATGGTTTAGGAATTGATTATACCAACGACGACATTAGATATTCAATGGAAGTTCTAGCTGAATATAAAGTATACAATCAAAATCCAGAAGTGATTGATTTTACTGACATGATCTATATTCCAGCAACCAACAAACAAATAGGACTTACAGTAAGACCTAAACTTGTATTCATTGATGAGTGTCAAGATCTCAATGCCTGTCAACACGCATTGATTGATAGAATGATAAAGAAAAACCACTCTAGATTTGTTGCTTGTGGAGATCCTTACCAATCGATTTACGGATTTGCAGGAGCAGACAGTAACTCTTTTAATCAGTTTCTAGACAAGCCAAACGTAAAACAAATGCCATTGTCAATATGTTATAGATGTCCGACGAGAGTTGTGGATAAGGCTAATCAAGTACATAACATAATGGAGCCTTTTGAAGGCAATGAGCCTGGAGAAGTTCGTTTAGGAAAGCAAACAGAAATTCAAGAAGGAGACATGGTTCTTTGTAGAAATGTTAAGCCTTTAGTAAAAGTGTATTTTAATCTACTTGCGCAAGGGAAGAAGGCTTCGATTAGAGGGAAGGATTTAGGAAAAGGATTGATTAAATTGGTTAAGCCATTTGAATATCAATCTGTAGGACATTTAATGGCATCTCTATCGTCCAAGCTGAATCAAAAGCGACAAGAATTAATTAAAAGAGAGATAGAAAACCCTTCAAACCACCCCTCATACGTCAACTTGCAGGAAAAGATTGAAGTGATCACGTTTGTAGGTGAACAATTCGAAAGAGCAAGCCAAATTATTGATTTTTTTGAGAAATTATTTCAAGACAATCAAAAGAAAGGAGTAATGTTATCGACTGTTCATAAATCAAAAGGGCTAGAAAGTTCCAATGTGTTCTTATTGGACAGACAACTGATTCCTTCAAAATTTGCAAAGACGCCAGATCAAATTAAGCAAGAGCTAAATCTGATGTATGTGGCAATTACAAGAAGTCAATCAAAACTAATTTTTATACACTCACAACAAAAAAACAAGTAGTTATGATTAAAAAGTTTAAGTTAAAGCAGCAATTTATTGACAGCTATCGAACTGCGACACCTCCATTTGGATTCAATGGACTTGGAGAACTGACTTATATGAGAACGTATTCTAGGCTAATTTGTCCAGAAACAGAGACGTACGACTATACAGTAGATGACCAAGGCAAAAATGTCTCAGACGAATCTGGAAAAGAGATGATCAACGAGCAATGGTTTCAGACAATTAGAAGAGTAGTTGAAGGAACGTATAACATGCAAAAAAGACACATCACAGAAAACGGACTGGGATGGAGTGAGAAAAAAGCACATAAATCTGCTCAAGAAATGTACGATAGAATGTTCACAATGAAATTTCTTCCACCTGGAAGAGGACTGTGGGCAATGGGAACTAATCTTACAGAAGAAAGAGGCCTGTACGCTGCGTTGAATAACTGTGCGTTCGTTTCGACAGAAAATATAGGAGCATCTACTGAAGATGCCGTTAAGCCATTCGAATTCTTAATGGACATGAGCATGTTGGGTGTTGGTGTTGGATTTGACGTTAAGGGAGAAGGTAAAATCAAAATAAACGATCCAGTAAGAGAAGGTATTTTTGTAATTCCGGATACTAGAGAGGGATGGGTAGAGTCTTTATCAATTATACTAAAAGCATTCTTTACCAAAACCACAGCTTTACCACAAATGGACGTGAGTCTGTTGCGTAAAAAAGGAGCTCCGATAAAAACTTTTGGAGGAACAGCTTCAGGACCAGGGCCACTACAAATTCTACACGAGCAAGTAATTTCCTTATTTGAAAATA